GTTGTGTTGAGTTGGTCATAGCTAGGTCTCTTGCCGCCTAAGTATTAGTTTTGAAGACTGATCATCTTTTGATTTAAATTGTAAAATTGTTTATCAATCTTGCTTAGGCCAGGTTTCGAATTTTATTTCTTTTGGCCTTTGGATTATTATTATCCGCCCCTTTGCCGCTGTCTCGGACCGTTGTTATTTTGGGGTTTATCTTCTTATTATTGTTGTTGTTGTTAATTATTGTCACTCATGATTTTGATAATTTGTTTGGTAAGAGGCTTAGTTTCAAAGTCTTCATGAAGTACTATGATATGTTCCAGCGTGTGGGACCATTTCATCTAATCTGAACATTTCCACCGTTCAAGCTTTACCTGGTGGAATTATTATTGATCTAGGTACAAAAGGCCAAAACAAAACAACGACAATAATATTACAGTAAACATTCTGTAAAATTTTCGACAGAAAGAACTGCCGCGAGACTAAACAGCTGGCAAGGGCGACTAAAAGATGGACTGCTGAGGCAATTTTTGTCCGCAAACGCTGTGCATATCCGCTGTCCTATTGTTGCTAGTGACACCGAATATACTTTATGGATTGCCTGTGGCATAAATCAGTTAACGATGAGTTTAATCTAAACTTTGAATATTGTGGAGCCTGGAAGCTGGATGTTCATATTCATAATTGAGCAAATATCGTTAGTCAGAAAGGCACCGATTATCATGCTTGGATTCTTGATATTAAAAAGCTGTTTTGCGCTGGTTAATGATAGAAGGGTTACCCAAGAGATGAGGATTTATGGTAGCCATGGCTTGAGTAATGGAATTATTATAAACATGAAGACTAAATCCGGTTTTTGGATTTTTGATGTTGGACGTCACTTTATTAGAAGCAGCTAGGTTGAGACTAGTGCCATAGCCTTAAAATTTGGCCATCAACTTGTTGGTTGTAACGCCCAAAGCTCCTCCAGAGACTTCTTAAGACAAGAAATTGGCTACATAGCCGTGTTTGAATCCATCCCATTTTTGACCTATACCATAGCATGGCAACAGTTTCTTGTTGTAGATTCTACCCAAAACACCGTCAAACAAAGTTTGTTTGGAGTCTATCTTGCCTTCAGCTTTTAGTAAAACTTACTTCATGTCATCGACTTAATCTTAGTCTCTGTAAGCTCTGTCTAACAGTTCATGGAGTCTTTTGAGATGTTTCCTAGATACAATTCCTATCATGTCATCTCCAGACACTCCAACCTTAAAGCAAGTGCCCCAAAGTTTGACAAATTCGGCATCTTATGATATGCAGGTCATGAAATAGATCCAATTACGCATGGAATTCCCAAAGGAAGTGTCATAACTTCCAGATAACTGACTCCCTAATTACAAGTAGGCAAACTGAAGCATGAACCTTTTTGCTATGGTTCTCCAGGGGCCAACTTTGACTCTCCATTGGACTTTCACTTTTTAAGTTTTGTACATGTCAAGAGCCTGATCTATGTGTCTTGCTGAAAAACCCTAGATCCTGGCATAGTACTGCATTTCTCTCCAGTACACATCAGTTTTCAACTTGATTTCATACCATTATTAAGCATCAAAGGTCTTGTGATCGTACCAAAAGAATATTGGATCTTCTATACGACGCCACCAGTGATTCAACCAATCATGCAATTTCTACGGACTATAGCCGCAAAGTATGGTATCAGACCAATTGAGAGAGG